TATTGCTTAACTTTGCAGCCGTTTTGGTGTTATACTATATAACAATTAACAATGACTTAGTAGCTCAGCTGGTAGAGCAACAGACTCTTAATCTGTGGGTCGAGGGTTCGAACCCCTCCTGGGTCACAAACAAAAAAGCTAATCACTGAATTATCAGTTGATTAGCTTTTTTAGTATCTTGTTTTTGTCCACCAAATGTCCATCTGTTCAAATCCTAGCCTTTTTAACTCAACTTAGCTCTATTTTTGGAACATGTATTTTTGGATTGTAACCAACAAAAGTTGCACCTTCGAAAATACCTATTTGTTCCAAAATTGTTGGTACTATAACATTCTTTTCCATTGTAATCAAACTTCCATATAAAGCACTTATCATTAGAATAACTGCTGCAGGGACAAATACCACTTTTGCACAATGTCCATTGTTTTGATGTTCGTAATCTATTTCTCTCAATAACTTTAGAATATCAAACGTTTCTGAGTATTCAAATTCATAGCAAGCAAAATTCCCTCTTTTGAGCAAAACCATTACTCTGCATTTATCAAACGAGTGTTCGCCCAATGTTTCTGTTGTTGCCTTCATAATACTAAACTCCTCTCTATTTTTTCCCCTGTTAATTCAAAATATGAATCTTCTAGGTCGCATACGGTGAAAATTTCTTTTGTTACGATATTATTTTGCATAAGCCAATATCTTCCCCCATTCATCAGAATCCAAAATCTGCCTACCTTGTAATCACTTCTTTCGAATAATAATTGTCCTTCAATTTGGAAATTATACTTAATGACAAAATTGTACCGAAATTCTAGTATCTCAAATGATAACATTTCTTTTTGCTGTTCCATGCTGTAATTTTATTTACCTTGTTTCCTCAAAAGACAATCCTGAGAAACTATCCCTAAAATTATCATTAAATCTGAGTATGTTATCTCGCTGTTCAGTATAATATCATCAGCATTACATACTGAATGTTTAAGGACGTTTCTACAAATTGGTGAAAATGGGATACCAATGCCATCAATAAATTGAATCTCTTTCAATGTAACAAACCCAGTAATGCTACTCTGTTTTGCAATTTCCAATAAGCCATAAGTGCCAATTCTATAATAAGTACAAATGTCAATGATTATTTTTTCAGTTATCTCTCCCATAATTTAATTTTTTACAAAGATATAATTTTTTATTAAAATAATTCCAACTGAACCGGCTGACGAAAACCGTTCAATTCTTGTTCAATCAATTTTACTATTTTCTGAGAATAGTCGTGTTTGTAATTCCCGCAGGTGTCTTTTTTCCACATGCTCTCTTTCGCTTCACTGTGCCTTCTCAGTAGCTCTTTCAATCCTGCTTGAATAACTTCTTTCTCTGAGTTGTATAAGTCACTCCAAATGTCGCAGCGATAGCCACCACCTGCCGAGCCTGTAGAGTAGTTGATACCATACGCCCATGTTCCATTGTTTCCGTGTCCAATCTCAATATAATTAGTTCGCGAACTTCCTTTTTCTGTAGTAAACTCAATTTTCCTCAATCCGAAAAGTTTCCCACATTTAAGCCAACCGCAATCATCAAATTCAAGATCGTGTATGCCAAATAGAATAGCCCTGTCAAACGTCCTTTTATTGGATAGGATTTTGTGAAAGGAAATACCGAAACGCTCGTATTCTTTGAGCGTTTCAATATCATTCTTTCTTAGAGCATTCAAGTAAACTGCAACAGCATGCCTTTCGGCCCTGCACCAATTACTGCTCTGAATTTCGGCTAGTTTTTGGTATTTTGTTTTGTCCATGAAGTTCATATTACTTCACTTTAGGGGTTTTAATTAACTCGACTGTATCTCTGATATTCTGCTCAAATTTTCTTAAATGAATGCTCGTTTCCCCGACAAACTCTGTCCGTAAAAATTCCTGAGTAGTATTTGTCAATCCCGATAAACCTGAGATTATTTTTTCTGTCATACTTTGCAATGACTTCAATCTTTTTAAATCACCTCTTGATGGCTCGTTCATTTTTGTTTTTCTAATTTTGATTTAATCATTCTGTAGGCTTTTGCATCGTCTGAATTAATGTACCGTTTCCATTTGTTTTTGTACTTCCACCATTCAACTGCTTCGGAAATTTTTTCAAGTGATTTACCTGTCTCACCTTGTAGCATTAAGGCAAATTGATGTTCCTTTTCTTGTTCGATAACTAGGAGTTTTCTAATGTTTTTGAGGATAGGCATCATTCCTAAGTAATTCTTTCTGTTTACTCTATCTTTTAGATAGTAGTCAATCAGATTAATATCCAGTTGGTCGTAATTAAATATAAATGAATCGCTAGGATAGATAACAAATGTTAGTTTATTCTTACGTTCTGTGCCACCCCTGCCCCAACTATAAACCTCACCCCCTGCCTGATACTTTATGCACAGGCATTTCGACTTATCTCTGTATGAGTTTGGGTTATAATCTGTCATTTCAACTGTATAAATATCAGTATTCGGCATGTCGGGAATTGACCATTCATTCGAATAATATCTAACGAGTCTATCCTTGTAATCCTTTCTCGAAAAATGTCCAACTAAAAGAACTCTGCTGCCCTCTTGAATTAATTCCGAGGTTTGTTTTTTCCATTCATTGAAAGAAATTATTCCATTGGTAAGCACATTATCATTATCGTAGACGAATTTAATAAAGTCCCCTGATTTATCCGTGTCGAAAATTGATACACCTAGCGGAATAGGGCTGAATATCTCGGTTCTATCCAAAATACCTTGCAAGAATATACCAATACGCATGTATTTGTAAGTAAATTCCTCTTGTGCCTCTTGTTCTTGTTTTTTAAAGGTTGCCTTATCTACCTGTTCCTGAATGTTTTGAGCCTCGTCCTTACTAGGGATTAGTTGGTCAATGATGTATAGGTGGTCGGTTTGAACACAGTATATATTTTCACCATTTCGCATATAGATGAAACACATTCTATTTAGCCGTTCCATTTCTGCAGTTAATCTTGCATCATGGTACTCTTTTTTGTATCTTCTCGGTCTGAATGATACAACGCACTTATCGTTAGGCAAAAGTTCCTTATATGCTTCTGAAACGAGCCATTCATCAAATACATGGATTTTATTTATATCAAGACCATCATTGTGATAGTCCCCATATTCCTCGTCCATGTATAATGTCATTTGACGAACATGTATTGGAGCATCGTCAGGGGCTTTGACTCCCTCTTTTAAACAAACTAATTCCTCAGATATTCCGGCATATAACTCTATCATGCCTATAACACGACCGATCCTTTTCATTTGTTTTTGGATAACTGCCAATTGAGTTTCAAACTGCCGTCTGATAATATCCATTTCGTTCTTTTTCTGTTCAATTTTCATTTGAACAGCCCTCTGAATATTCCTGACTTTAGCCTCTGCAATCTCGGCACTGATTTTCATGCCCTCTAAATTTGCCTTACTCCTAGTTGAAACAAGGGCGAACTCGTTATTCTCGGACACATCTGCAACGGCTTCCATATATTCAGCCAATACATCCTCACCATTCATTGAACGCTCAGCTAAGCTATTCAGAAGTTCTTCATCCTCAAATACTATCTTTACGAGTTTATGTTTATAACAATTTTCAATAGCAAATTCGTTAGTTCTGCTGTAATTGTATCTGTGTAATATTGTAGCATCTATGTCCTCGTACAAAACTCCAACTAGACCATGTTCCTCGGTTCTATTATAAACAAATACAATTGTTTCGCTTCCACTATAATAAAAGAATTTTTCGCCTTTACTGTAGCCATCATCTACCTGTTCAGCAATATCATTTTTTTGCTTATTTAATTTCATACTGCTTTGGGTATAAATAAATTGTTACTCTTCAAAAATAGCTTAGTCGAATAAACTGCATTTCCGGTCAATTGTCTTTGCCAAACTCCGGTGGACGGAGCCCATTTGAACGCATGACTTTTTAATTCTTGAATAATACTATAGGAAGGCTTTTCGTCAAATTCAAGTTGCAATCTATCAATTTCGTAATTGTAGATAACCTTACCGCCAACTATCAAAAGCTCTTGATTTTCCCTTTGTGAACGTTCCTCAATACTTTCTTTTTTAGCTTCGGCCTTTTCAGCTAACTTGAAAAACTTGTGTCTTTCGGTGATAACCACTGACATTGTTTCGTTAAAGTTGCGAATGCAGTCAATTGCTAGCTGAACAGTTTCAAAGTCCCCTTTCTTAGCGAACGTTTCAGTCTTTTGATAAATTGAACTGACAAAAAGAGCTTTACTGCTACCTCTTTCAATCCCTTTATTTATTCCATGAATTACTGCTGCAGAATGCAAAATGTTTTTTTCTAATTGCTGCCATGCTTCTGATTTCTTTTGTGCTTCGGGCTTGTTTTTCTCGATACGTTTTTCAATAGATTTCATTGCATTGGCTCTCCACTCGTCAAAGTTTTTATAAGCATTACGCTCACTGTTGTTTGCTTTCTCAGCTCTTCTAACATTGAAACCTGAGCCACCTGTTACTGCAGAACTTGCACACCTTGAATGAGCATTCAGCCATTTAGAGAATAGTTCTACATATTTTGCAATATATCTTTCATGCTCCGAACTTGGGATAGATTTAATGTCATCACTCAGCTGTGATTCATGTTCGTCAATACACTGTTTCCCTCTGACATCAGGGCTCATTGAAGTCCAATAAAATGCCCTGTAAGCTGTTTCTTTTAAATGCGATAAATAAGTTGTTTCCATTTGTTCTATTTTTTGCTTGTTTTTATGCTTGTTTCTTAATTGCTAAAATACTTCTACCACAAGAGTTCGTCACCTGAATACCAACAAACTTTTCATCTTCATATTTTTGGAAACGGTCCCGACTTGAACCGACTGTATAAATACCTTCAATCCCTAGTTTCCAATAATTCGTTTTTTCATTTATTACGGTAGGAATGAATTTACTACCTTTCAATTCCATTACGCAATCAACCATTCCGTCAAACGAACTTTCTTCTTTTACAAATAGTCCGGTTTCGTTTCTTTTTGCAAATGATTTCAATGTTGCCATTGTGACTTTCGAGGTACTTGCTAATTTGTCCATAAATGCTGTGTTTAATTGTTTGTTTGTTTCGATATGTAAAGATACTCCGAAATGATTGTAATGCAATCACATTTACAATTTAATTTCACTGAATTAATGTTTAATAACTATTCGTAACTGATTAGTTACCAATCAATAACGTGGAAACATACCCGCCAAAACACAAAAATAGCCGGACTTTCACAAGCTCGGCTATCTATCAGAACAAATTAAACAATATAAAACAGCAAAAAAATTACTTTATAATAAAGAAAGTGAGTAACGCTCCTGCTCCGAGGAAATACCACTTTGTATTTTTTCCTTTGTTTGCTTTGATTAAAGCGGTATTCAAATCGGAATTAATCTTCATTTCTCCACTGTAAGCCTTTTTAAAGACCGTATTGAGTGAATCCTTGATAAGTGATTGCCTTTCGCATAAATTAAGCTGTAGCGAATCGCTGTGTGCCTTTAGCCCTATATCAAAGATAAGTGTTTCTTGTGCATTCAGTGCGCTATCACATAAAGCCGTTGTATTAGTATCTTTCCTAGCCTTTTCGACTAACTTCTCAGCCTTTGCCGATTTTATAATTATCTGCGGTTTTAGACCGTCACTGATTTTCTTTTCAGCCACTTGCAAAGCTTTTAGTGTTTCACCGTTTGCCGTCAAGTATTTTTCTTTTAGATCAGTTCCCTGTTTATTCAACTGAGAATCTACATTTGCCTGAGTAAATGTTTTTTCAATAGCTTTGCCGGTACAGTTAGAAATAATTCCACTGACTGCGATAAACAAAATCAATAGCCCAATTAAGGCATCTTTCCAATACTTCAATAATTTTTCTTTCATGATATTTCAATTGTTACGGCTCCTGATTTTTGAGCCAAAGTGATTTTGTCAGTAAGTAAATTCATGTACTTTCTTGAATCGGTTAGCTGTCCCACAATAGTGTTTTTGCCAACGATAATGCAACCACTCGAAGATGTTTCATCTATTCCGTTATGAATACGAATACCATCAAATGAAGGTACATTGATAAGCAACGGTAAAAGGCGTTTAAATCTATTCGACATGTTTACGATTACTTTATACGTTCCAACCGGAATACATGTTTTACCGTAAACTTTAGACTCTCCAATATCGGTTAAATCACCGTCCTTGTTTAAGTCCCTGTTTACATCTTCGAATGTGTCACAAAAATATACACCATCAATAAACATTTTCCCTACTGTGTATTCGGGAAGGTAAGCTCTGTTTAGTTTAATTTTCATTTTGCTTTTGGTATTTCGGGAGTGATTTTCTGTTGACAATATGTTGCAATGGCAGTGCATAGAAAAACTACAAATCCAATGAATAAATCAAAGTACTCAGGGGTTGCAATACCTAGTACCTTCACCGCTCCGAAAGCAGATGCAAAGGTTGTAGCCATAAGCGCAAAACTCGTTGCTCTGCGTTTATATTTTGTGGGGGTCGATGACCAGGAAAAAAATCGTTGGAAAAAATTCTTTTTCTTCTTCATTATATTGTCGGGTTTACAATCATGTGACTTACAACTAACCCTATCAGGGCAATAGTCGCAAGTGTATAAATTCCTAGTACTATAAAGTAGTTTGCATTTTTATTCTCACATTTCTTCAACCGTTGTTCATGGTCTGATATTTGTGAGGATGTACCTGTTTTAATTTCTGTCACAGTACTTTGCATGACAGTCATTAATGTTTTCAACTCAATTAGTAAATCATGGTCACCTGAGCCTTGTACGTTACTCACTTTCATTGCTTCGGCTGCTGCACTCGCAATTGCTCTCCTTGAATCTTCGGCTGAATTGGCTAAGGCCCGTTTTGCATCTTCTGCTGAACTTGCAATTAGCTTGCCCGCTTCTTTGGCTGCTTCGGCAATTATTTTTACTGCTTCGGCAACGTTTTCCTCAATGGTAGCGGGGTTGTTCACTCTTCTAGTCCTCGGTTTTATGATAGGCTCACTCATTATATCTAAATTAAGTACCTACAAAAGTACATAAACTGATTGTAATACAATCACATATTTTTCAAATTATAACTAAAATAATAGTTAGTGAATAAAATTAAGCCTACCTTTGTGCAAATACTAAAACAAAAAAACAAAATGAAAAAAATCTTATTCGTTGCTCTTGTAGCAATCATTTTATCTTCGTGTGGCTCAAAAGACGAACCAACATTATTTAAAACTATACCGCTTGCAACAGTGGATATAAAAGGGGCGGTTGGAGTTATCCAAAAAGTGAAATCTACAAATACCACCGAAGCGCATTTGACTGCATTAGAAATTGTAAAACAAACATTCACAATGAATTTTGTTATGTCGAATGGGAACGTTGCTTCAAGAATGTTTGACCGCTTGCAACGTGACACCACTTCTACTACACCAATGCTTAAAATGTGGGCTTCCGATATTTTGTATTATGAAGAAAACATTGATGGTTCTAAAACTACTAATTTGATTTTGTCAACTGATTTTTTAGAAGCTAAAAACTGCGTACTAAAAGACATTAACGGTAATATTTTAGCATATATTCCAAACTCTGTATTACGTGATGCTGAAACTAAAATTAAAGCATTGTTTCTATCTAAAGATTACGAAGCTATATATCCAATATTTAATACTGCTTATACCTATCTTCCTATAACAGAATCAGAATACGCAGCATTAAATCAATAATACAATTTCAAAAATGATTAAAAAAAGGGTTGGATAGTTCCAACCCTTTTTTTTGTCTACACTTACGAAATACGGACTATTAAAAAGTCAAATATAGCATTAGTAGTTGAACATACAATTGTTGCCGTACCGTTGTTTGACGTGGTAGACGAAGAAGCGGTTGTTGCAGAGAGATACCATGTAAATGAATTTCTAGGGACTATAATAACCGTAAATTTAGGGTCAATCACATTATGATTAATTGTTGTAGTTGCTCCCGACCTAGACGTTGAATAAGCTAACCCCCAACCTTGTGTATATGATCCACCCGAACCTACATTTCCACCGCCTAGCCCTATAGGAATATCAATCTTCCCTTTATATATAAACCCTCTCGTAGCACTAATATAAAACACTAATGCGTTGGTAAAAAAAGAATAGAATCCATTACTCCCAAGTTCCGTTTTGCTCCTTGCTTCTTGAAATGATATTGCAGTTGCAATATCAACTGTAACATTACACCCTGCAGATTGATTATAATCAATAGCAACACTCATGTCAGTGTATATGTCAAACCTAAGCGTACAAGCAGATGATACGGTCATTACACCACCTACTGCTAAGTCCTGAACGTAAATTCCATTTTTATATACCTTAGCATTAGTCACAAACCAAGCATTATTAATATACTCAGAACCATAATTCCAATAATAAGAACCTGCTATGTTACGGTCAAACTTTACAGTTGTGGCGTACGGAACTTCAAACTCAGCAGACTCAATACCATAATCTGAATTTTTTAGATTTCCATATTCATCACCCCCAAAAAATGTAAATTGATACATTATACCATCTGTAATTTCTGAATGGTCATTATAATAGCAATTTGTATAACCTGCACTAAGACTATCAATATCAGGAATATTATCAGTTGATAGAACTAACTTTTCATTTCCCGATGTGTCCTTTCCAACGATACGACCACCAATAATTGCAAAATTTCCAATGAATCCCGCAAGCATTTTTAATACACCTTCTTTTGTCCAAAGTAATTTGCCTTTTGCTCGGTGTCCGCTTCCATCGTCCCGGTCTATTCCCGAAACAGCAGAAGGATTGTTTGCTGAGTCAAGCGCATTCTGATATGTCCCACCATGCCAAAATGATACATTATCATTCAGCCCACTAATACCCGCTGTTATAGCTCCTTGTAAGTTTTTAAGCAACATTACATTAGCTGCAACTACACCGCCTATTATCTCAGTACTTCCACCGAATGCCAATTTTAAATAATCGAGAGCGGTGAATTTTGCTTGCGTATCTTCGGGGGCTTCTGTATATGATTGTGGAACAACATTCCCTTTTACAATCATTATGTCCTTAACATATATAGTGCCGTTTTGACCATCAGTAGTACCGTCATTATCAATACGAACATAGGCATCCTTACCTAGTTGCTCAGATGTAACTTGGAATGTGAAAGTTATCTTAGAATCGGAAGTTTGTATTCCTGAATTTCCAACATATAAAATTAAAGAAGTTGAACCATTCCATCCCGGAGGCATAATAAATAGTCGACTAGCAATAACATTTGCAGTTTTCTTAGCATTAAATACAAGTGTATAAGTCCCTGCTTCTTTAAAATCAAAATACGGAATAATATAATTTTCGGAAACATTTATTGTTCTATAAAAATATCCATTTACATCTACACCTTGCGAGTTAACCCTAGATTTAGACACTAAGTTTACAGTCCCAATTTGTAAGTTATCTATTTTATCTTTTACTGTATTTGCAGTTATTTGAGCTGCGTTAGCTACAGCTGTTGATGCGTTTGCCTTAGTGGTTGCATCAGCCGATGCGGTACTTATTGCGGTATCTTTTGCAGTAGCTGCAGCACTATTGGATAGATTATCTAAATTAACCTGTATTGACTTATTTGCCAATTCTAATTTGCTCTTGTAAGACGAAAAGGACGAATCCCAAGCAGAATATTTATTGTCAACATCTGCTTTCTCTGATACGGTAGTTTTCCCGTCGGCAATTGCACTATTTATCGAAGCTAATAGATTATCTTTTGCCCCTGCCATTGTAACTTTCGCATTAAGTAAATCGGTTTTAGCACTTCCAACAAGGTACGAATTAGAATAAATAACATTATACCCTGCAACTAGGTCGTTAAAGTCCTTAGTTACCTGATTTTTATATTTTTCAATTGCCTGCGCTTCCGACTGAGAAATTACACCATCCTTAAAAGAACCATCAACGTAAACGTTCAATGAATTTACTGTATTTTGAGCTGTAACTGCTGTTGATTGAGCATTATCCCCTGATTGCTTTGCAAGCAAAATACCTTGTGCAATATCTTCGGGTGCTATTGTAAAGGATGTTGCAACATTCCCAAGTTCAACCTGAATATCCTTAACAAAAACTGTTGAAGAAGAGCCGTCACCGCCATTATGGTCAAATCTTAATGATACTTGCGATAGTCCTAGCCCATCTGCATTACCAGCTATAAAAGTAAATTTGTTTTCTACATATTCTGTTGACTTATTATAGCCAGTTGTATAAGCAAAAATATTCGGGTTATTATATATGAAGAAGTCACAACTACTTACATTTCCAACTTGTTTTGATTTGAAACTAACTGTATATTCTTTTCTTTTTTCCAAATCAAAAGGAGGAGAATAAATATATCCTGTTTCAGAAGTTGCAGAACGAGTCACAGAGAACTCGCCATTATTGTGACTTTCACAATTCCAACCTTCACCTGTGAGAGTGTTCCGAATTAAGTTTCTACCACCTATAACTAAATTATTTACAGCAGTATCATCAGTATATTTCACCCATTTAGTCCAATCACCTGATACAAATGACGTACTATCTTGTGCAGCACAAAGAAGTTCGCCAATAGTAAACCCGTTCCATGCTACTTGTAGACTCCATAAATCGCCCTTCCGATAACAAAAGCCATCAGCCATTAATGTGTTAGGGATCGTGCTAAACGTTGTAATCTTTTGGTTAGCTATTGCAGTAGCTTTCACCGACATTAGATAAGCCTTTGATTGGTTATTATCAGCAATTAGCGACCATGAATAAACGCCCGATTCTGATTTTACGAACTTCCAACTTTTACCCGCATTTGGAGTTAGAACATCACTAATGTAGTCCTGATAATTTGTGTACACATCAATGATATGCCTATCTCGTTCGGTGTTTGAAGTCCACTGACTCGCAGGAAAATTCGACAACGTAGGGGCTTCCGATTGAGTATTAGAAGGCCAATTGGATATTGACCCGTCCGACTGAGTTTGTAAATCAGCAATTGTTTGATTTATGACTGCAACTTTAGAATCAGAATACTCTTTTGAAGTTTGAATTGCAGCGTTTGATTTGTTAGTTGCATCTGCAGCCGATGCATTAATAGCTGATGTCTGAGCATTGTTTGCCTTTGTCGTTGCATCAGCTATAGCTCGTTGTTCCTCGGCTGTAACGATGCCGTCAGCGTGAGCTTTTGCGGTTACCTCTGCGAGTTCTGATACAGCAGTTGCATAGTCCTTTGCTGTTTGAATTGCGTTATTTGCCTTAGTGGTTGCATCAGCCGATGCGGTACTTATTGCGGTATCTTTTGCAGAATTAGCCTTAGTTGTAGCATCATTTGAAGCGAGTTGAACGGCTTCTGATTTTGCGTTACTAATACCTGTTTCAACCGTTACCCCTGACTGAAATTTGATATTACCCTGAATGACTTCGTTTTCCAAATCAAAAAAAGTATTCCCCGATGGGCTTGCTACTTTCTTAATTGTAAATCGCCCAGGAGTCCACTCTGAGTAGCCGTACATTTGTGAGTAACTTCTATCATTCTCATTTTCTGAGTTGATAATTCCCATTAGCAAATGATAGTAACCTGCAACACCTTCAAGTGCAATAGCAGATTCAGACAAAACAAAAACCCCTGTATTAGCAGTCTTTGAACACTTTGCATATACGAAATAAGACTTTTCGCTTTCTGACAATCTAGCCGAAATAAAAGCAGTCATATTCCACCACTTGAACTCACTTGCAGCATGTGAACTTGAAAGGGTAGTTATACCTAAAGTTCTATGCTGAATAATACCGACAGCGGAACTAAACTGTTTCGTTATCGGGTCATAACTTTCGCTGTGTGGAGTTTCGTTTGTTGTAGTATGGTTAGTAACGAAAACAAACTGTAAACTTTCATCTCCGGCAATGTACTGCATCGCCTGTACGGTAATCGGGTTAATAGCACCTGAGAAGTTTAGAAGTGATTTTTTAAGCAACTCGCTTGCTTCTTTCACATCTCTGAACCCACGTTTTGCAAAACGGATTGTATCTTTCTTGATTGACTCAGCAACAACTTCGTTTGAATCAATTTTCTTCAAAGCACTGCTTAAACTATTACCCCCAACCGTTACGTTTGAAAGTTCAATAGTTGGGGAATAAGGATCGTTTATCAAATCTCTAATTCCAATCATCCGCATAAGAACAGCATCCGTTTGGAATTGGTCATCTCTAAACCCTGCATAAGCTCCGAGTTTGATTTTACCGCCAATGTTTACCCAATCCTGAGCGGTCCACATTCCGTCCAATTCTCCTGAGAATGTAAAACGTGGGTCTTCATTTTCATAGAAGTATTTAGCTGCTTCCCTGAACATGTCCCATGAGCTACCTGTCTTCGTTGCATTGTCGCAAATGTAGGCATCGGGTAGTGACATACCAAACACTGCATAAGTATCGCTTACAACAGGTTTAAATATTTCGCTCGGCATTGTCACTCCGTCAATTTCTTGCGGAACGATAGCAAAATTTCTTGTTGCATGAGTATAGGCAATATCAAATTCTTTTCCCGCCAATATCCCACTTTGGAAAATTACAGTCAATTTCTCACCGGCAATCAAACAAGTAACATAGTTCAGATTTTCGGGTATTGAAGCATCTGCAAAATCATAGAAATTATTTACAGCATCAACCACCGTAACAGTCGAAACAGTCCCAACTCGCTGAGGTGAAATGTTTGATAAATCCAAACTATCTTCAATCTTTGTTACTAACGGCTTTTCAGTTTCAAGTCTTCTGATTGAATAACCGAACTCGTCCGAAACATACGTTTTACCTTCGTAAACTAAAGATTGATTTTTAGGCAAAAGAAGTTCTGCAGAACCGTACTCAGAAACATTTATGTTTTTATCTCCACCCTGAACAAACAGAATTTCAATAGCTTTTGAATTGTCGAAATTATCTCTCTTTATTCCTGAATTAAACCCATTACCAAAGCCATACGATAGGGGTAGAGCATCAGCAATCGTTTTATTATATTCTACCTTTTTGATTGAAACAACCTTTCCTACAATTTCAAATTCAGTGTTGAATGCTTCGGCAATCATTTTCAACGCTTCATCGCAATAAGTATGACTGAATGAAATAAGCTTTTCGGTCGCATCAATGCACTCACCAATACTCCACCCACTATCTCGTTGGTTCATATTCCAAACCCACATTTCTAAATGGGCAATCGGTTTTGCAGTATTTTGGAACTTCAATTTTTTTGAAGTCGAATCACGATATTTATATTTACTCGAAAGCCCCTGAGCTGATTGTAAAACCAAATTATACTCAAAATCCCTTGTGTTGTTTTTCTTGAAGTTTTTAGGTTTCAACAAAGTGTATCGTTCGCCTTGAAAATCTGCGTATGAATTAACCGGAATGTCTACAAAAACAGGCATCGAGAATGTCAACGTCAATGCGTTTTCTCCGACTAACTGACGGTAACGGTAACTTTCATCTGTTACGACTAAATCAATTAACTCTATTTCGTTATTAAAAATTTTCATATTGAAACGCCTTGTTTTGTAAATACTAAAACTAAATCAAACTGACACCAAATTTTGCCTAAGCCGTCATATTGTGACACGCTTGAAGACTTGTAGTAGCATGGGTATCTAATGCCGTTAGAGGTCACGTATCGTAGCCCTACCCTTGTCAAATCATATAATAGAGAGTTGTAATTTCTCCAAAACTCCAAATTGTTTGAAGCCAACATCAGACAATTCAATTTTACTTCTTTATGCTGTAGAACTACTCTTCCAACATCGCAAATGACACCTGATAAGTATTTCACATTTACGGTCAAATTTGGCTTTATTGAACAGGGTTTTAATATCTCAGCATCCGTACCCTCTAAAATTGCAACTCCATACTCAGAAAAATCTTTTAGATCAAGCTTGTACCCTCTTTGCGAAATTTTAGTAGAAGCGGGAGACACGTAATTGTAATTACTCAAAGGAAAATCATCGGCAAACTCCATTGAGAATAGCTGCATAGAATCAAAGCTACCCTTAAAATCCGTTGATGAAACTAACCGTAAATTTCTAGTAACTCCGAGGTCAATAAAATTGAAAACGTGAAACCCAACATTAAAAATCAATGCTGTAAAACCGTTCAAATTCCCGCCTGTCTTTACTACAAAAGATATTGAAAAGTTCTTAGTGTCAAGTTTCGGAGCTGACAAATCAACTTCTATCCCGTCCCTTTCGGCCCAATCCTTTTTCTTCGGTTCTTTCAAAGAGGGGAAGGATAACAGACCTTTGTAACCGCCCTCGGTAACGAATACCCCGAACTGTTCAATATCAATACCATCAATTAGTAACTGTCCCATCTTAATTTACTTTTATTAGAATGCCCTTTGTGTTTATGTCAATAATTCCCTGCTTTACGGCTGCCATATCTGATTTTATATCACCCAAATTTGCAGTATCACCTTTTATCAAAATCACATTAGCTAAAATGCTGCCCGATGTAGTTTTCAATATATTTATACCTTCATCAATCGAAACAAGTAACCCATTCATAGAAGTAAGCCGACCATTGTTTTCGTCAACTGATTCTTGCGAAGCGGTTGCTATCCCTTTTTTGCTTGCTTCTCTTGTAGCCACATTATCCCAAAGTGTCAATCCTGCATTTGCTGCTGCTGCCTTGCTATCCAAAAGGAATTTATTTGCTGCCGTTACATCCGTTCCTATTCCTGCAAAAAAATCACCCTGTAGTCTAATTTGCTCAGCTGCCTGTTCTGCGGGAGTAAGGCTCTTGTCAGTCATTACCTTTTTTACATCGTTTTGGAGCTGTGTAAAATCATCAGCCATGTACAATGAGTAAGCAATATCCGATAAAAGTTTTTCTATTGTTTTTGAAGCATTACCTGCAAATTGGTCAAGCGCACCATTTGCATCGCCCAGGTTATCGGTTATTGAAGTCATCATGTCTTGACCGAGTGACCCAAATACACTTGTCAGGTAATCATTCAATGATTTCAAAGCATCTTCATAATCTTTCGAGTAGTCTAATGCTGATTGTAAAGCCTTTTTACTCGCATCATCGAGCGTTTGATTAGACAATACAGTTTGTGCAAGCTCCTGATTTAATTTACCCTGAGAATCAATCATTTCAGGATATTGAGAAAGTAAACTAGAGTAATCAGCTTTTTCTCCACCCCAACCAAACAGACCTGTTTTGTGTGAACCGGTCTGAACTTTAGCCCCGCTTAAATCTGCGGTTGCATTCTTTGAAGCATTCCTGTATTTATCTGCGACTTGTGCGTAACCTTGCGCCTGAGCATACGAATCAGTACCGAAAATTGTTACAGCCGTTTCGAGTAAATCATTTTGCTTCATCAACAAATCGTTGTACTCTTTTTGCTGTGCTGTCTTTTCATCAGCAATTTTCTTCAATGCTGCTTGGTGGGCTTTTTCGGCTGAGAAAATAGCCGTCAAAGTTCCTGTTACTACGGCTAAAGCTGCCCCTACATAATCACCTTTTGCAAGTGCTCCGGCTGCATTGGTAGCAATAGAAATTACAGTATTTACGCTTTTCGCTGTAGAGCTAGCAAAATCGCCTTCTTCTGTAGACATTGAATCCAACAACCCAGTTACTTGACTTGCATATCCTGCAACATCTTGAAACGATTTGTACAAATCATCAATCCCTTTTTTCTCTTTTGCTAACCCATCTAATTGGTCTTTGTTCCCAATTGCTATCTCGTTTGTACCCTCTTTCATTAATTCGGGTATTCCACTATCAATCTTATTTTGACCGCTTTTTACTTTGGCTTTTCCTGCCGACTTTTCACTTGATCCGGAAAATATGTTTTTAAAAGCAGTACCAATTTTCGCGAACCCTGTTTCTAAACCATCGGCTGTATTGTTTAAAGTCTTGATTTGGTCTTCAATACTTTTCATCTCCGATTTTCCCAATTTTAAAGAAATCAGTTCATCGGCTGAGAGTCCGAAATGTGGAGTAATGTCTTGAATGCTTGTAGCTTTCAAATAATCAAATAGCTCTTGGGATTCACTCGATATTTTGCGTAAATCCTCTATTGACTTATCGGACATATCACCAAATAGCTGAACGAACAAATCAGTATTTTTCATCACACTATCTGCTTCGTCTTTGTCATTTGCTTCAATGGCCGACTTGCGCTGTTTCCCTAATTCATTAAGTTTTACAGAAAGTGTATCACCTGTGAACGCTAAATTTAAATCAGCTTCCTCTCTATTATATTTTTCGTCAATAGCTTTCCTTTTTTCGTCAAAGGATTGATAAGCTTCTGATAATGATTTTACTAAAATGGCTTTGTCTGATTCAAATTTATCATCGGACAATTTCAATGTGTATGCAATTTCTGTTTTCTCATTCGCACCCAAACCTGAAATATCGGTAGTAGAGGGAGTAAAAACACCTTTACTTCCGTTCGACTTCCATGTTTCTTTTTCTGCTTCTAATTTTGTTTTTAAAAGCTCCTGAGCACGTTTTTTAATGTCAAGTTTGCTTTGTTCGTGTTGATTATTAAGAACGGCTAACTGCTTAGCAAAACCGTCCTCTTGCATTGATATAATGGTATTTTGATTGTCTATTTTAGCCTGTTCAGCTTTAAATTCTGCATTCGCTGAATCTTCAATGAGTTTTAGTTTTGCATCATTTATTTTCTGAACTTCTTTTTCTGCTCTAGCTGCTGCATTGGCTGCCTTTCTTTCTGCTGCTTCTCTAGCTTTGGCCTGTGCCGGAGTTTCAGACACAACAGGTTTGTCTTTTACTTCGTCTTTAGTGGTAGCAGAACCAAACTTAACTTCTGCATCTTTTTGTATTTCGCTGAATAATGCTTTCGCTTGTTTTGCTTTTGTGAGTAAGTTTTTAAGCTCGTTATCCACGTATGTAGTAGTTCCACCAAACTGACCTTGTTGTTGATAAACTGTTTCATCGAATAACTTCCCGAATGATTCACTAACATGACCACCCTGTTGAATAACACCTTTTAGTTTTGCGAATAATTCAAGTGACTGCTTGCTATCTTTCCCGAATTTTTGGTCAATAAGCTTTTTCATTTTTTCGCTTATGTCACCTTGGGTAGTAGCTAAGTTATTGGATGCGTCAGCCGTTGCAGTAGTCATAGCTCTTGCACGTGCTGTTTTCATTATTTCCTCAGTGATTGTTCTTTGAGCTAAAGCAACATTATTCAAAGCGGTTGTTTCATTCCCTAACCCTTTCAAATATTGACCATATTGCGACATGATTGCACCTTTAGCTGATGCGTATTCGTCTGTCCCTTTTTTAGCTGCCTTTAGTCTTGCAAAAAGTGTATCTACTTGAATTACTTCCCCACGAACAGATGTTTCCATGCTCTTAGAGGTTTCATTTAGTTTTTCATGTGCTTTTTGTGCATCGCTTAGGTTCTGAGATAAGGCATAAATACCTACACCGAGAGCGACAACGGCAACCGTTGCCATAACGTAGGGGTTGGCTAACATTGAAGCGTTTAAGGCTAGCTGAGCTTTAGTAAGTTGGCTTTTTACGACTGCTTCGATTCCTTCTGCAGTTGTCAAAGAAATTGTTGCACCTGTATTGCCGATATTAGCTAACATCTGTTGAACTGCAATTTCCTTTTGAATTACACTTACAGCATTTGCAACGATTACGGCTGCTTTGTAAGACCCATAAATTGCAACTAACCCTAGAATAGTTTTACCTACTATTTCATAGTTGTCAATCAAAGATGTTACCATTCCGACACCTTCATAAAGTACTCCTTTGTTCCCACTACCAATAGTATTGAACATCATAGAAAACTTATCTTCTAAGTTGGACAACTCACCTGTAAGACTTGCAGAGATTAAAGCATTTGAACCTGCAACGCCTTTCAATTCGCCAAGCGATAAAATGTATTTTTGTATTGCTGAATTGGTATTGTCAACGGTTGTTTTTTGCTCACGGAAAGAGAAAGTAACCTTATCGCCCTGGGCGCTTGCTTTGATACCAAATTCTTTCAGTCTTTCAAATTGCCCTGTCTGAGCATCCAATAACGCTTCTGTCAATTGGTCGAACGATTTTCCTGTAGTACTTGCCAAATCACCAAGCTTAACCATTTCGCCCTGAGTAGGAACAAAACCCTGATTAGCCATTTTGATAAATGCAGCCGTCACCTCGTCCAATTGGAACGGAGTTGTTGCTGCAAAATTTGCAATCATGTTAAGTGCTGCATCTCCTTTCGTATCGCCCAAAGTATTTCTAAGAACAATCCCGAACTTTTCAAATTTAGCAGTTGTATCGAGTATTTCTTTTCCGAGCATTGCAATTGCAGCACTCCCACCAATTAAAGCAAATGCTTTGCCGGCTCCTGAAAAACTGTTTTCCATTTTAGCCGATTCAGCCTGAGCAGTATTCCCAACACCTAAAATTAGATTTTGCGTTTCTCTCGCATCCATTCTCATTTTGGCGTTATCAATACCCGATACAAAACTTAATTCTCCGCTCATAATTTTTTAGTCAAAAAGTTCATGGTTAATCAAATCCTTATTTTTAGGATCATCGGCATTTATTGTCACTTCTTCTTTTTCCTCTTCATCGTCACTGCTCGGTAATACTGAACTGTACATCACTAAATTTGCATAGGTCATTTCATATAAAATATAATCGAAAGTGTATGTGTAAGCCTTTGCTACACCCGCTATCATCGCCCAAATACTGTCATTTAAACCACCGCCCTTGTTCGTCTTAGCAGATTTACATCTAGTAGGGTAGTGGTTAATGAAAAAAAAGTAGAAATCTCCATAGAACTTAGGATTTTCACAATTAATGAATTTAGCTCTTTCGGGTTCATGTTTGAAAGTATTACCTTCCCTAACTCTTCGCATTCAACATCTCTCCTTTTTGGTTGACGTTGAATAAGGCTCTTTAAGCGACTTAACTTGCTCGGCTGTGAGTTTGTGAGCCTGACAGCACCTAATATCAGTGTCGCAGCTATCTTTCCCAATAGACGGCATTCTTTGGCTATCATAAGAGTCTCCTGTAATATATTTTCTGAATCTAGCTTGATTGATGGTAATTGCGATACTAATTCAGATACTTCGATTAGTGTTGCAGTGCTGGGCTGAGCAACTTCGTATTCCATATCTCCAATCATTACGATTTGGTGACGCTCTAAAATTGTATTTGCTATTTTTGATTCTGATGTATTTCCCATTTTATTATTTTTAAACTGCAAACTGCCATTGATAACCGCCTGCTGATTTTACTTTGTTGTTACATGCTTCTGAAATATGTTTATAACTTATCCCTGTTTCCCTAAATGCTTCTGATTGACTGTCAAATCGATTAATTTCAATGCCATCTTTTAGCTGAATTATTTTTTTTGAACCACAATGCGCAGCTCCAAATTTCCCAAGACCGCCAAAACTTGATTTTCTCTTAAGCACATCGAAAGAGTGTCTTATATTTTCAGTAATGGTATTCCACTCTAAATTATCATCCTCGTTGTTTTTCTTATTCCCATCCTTATGATTTACAGTCTCCTTGTTTTCGGGATTTGGAATAAATGCAATTGCCACAAGTCTGTGAACCTTCCTTACATTTAAGTTTCCATTAAGACAGAGGACTACATGTAAATAACCGTCTTTATCCGTACCCGCTTTAAGTATGTTTGTCTGATTATATTTTAAGCTCTTAATCCTTCCTAGATTACTTACTTCATAATCTTCAAATCCGTCAATACTTTTCCAAATTTCTACTTTGCCCATTGCTCTAATTTTGTGAATGTGTAAAAGTAGTCTTTTATGATTGTAATGCAATCACTTTTCTTGTTTTAAACCCCTGAAAATATCCGATTATTTTGTGGGCGCTTTCTCTCTCTCTTTTCTTCTCTTATCTACTTTACTTTACTCTACTCTACTCTATGGAGTTGTTAGCACAGTAATGTATTTGTATTGGTGTTTCTGTTACAATAGTGCTTATTGTTGTGGCATTACTGTGACAGTAATTATTTTCAAGCCCGAAAAGTCGATTTTAAAATAGAAATAAAAAAAGGACTCATTTTCTACAAAACAAGTCCTTTTTTAGAGTTTATAAAACCTGTTTTTTGTTTAGGCTTTTGTGTATGGTTTCACGATTTTACCTGCAGCGGGTTTCAAGCCGTCAAAAGTATAAATCAAAGATGAACCATCTTTTGAAGTCCAATTTTCTTCAACTGAAACAGATGCATTTTCCATGATATATCCTTCCAAAGTATCATCTTCGGGAGTCAGACGCCAACCGTAATTGGAATCAATAACACCGTCTTCGTCAGGGATTGGTCGTTCGTCACCTTTCTTCACAAAGATTTCAGTAACAAACACATACTTATTTGCCTGAGATTTTGAGTCGATTAACGCACCGCCTTCCTCTGTGGCTTCCAATTTCGTGCCTTTAGTGGTAGTAAGTTTTGAGGTGTCAAGCTTACTTGCAGGCATTGGAGCCCACACAGCAGCAACAGGAATTGCTCCCGCTGTACTTACTGTAAATTCAATTAAGGGTTTCCCCCATGCTAGTATTGACATAGTTTTTTATTTTAAAAAGTAGTACATCTAAATTTAATTCTGCAATTAATAAAGTGCTGTTCAATACCTTCTACAGCGAAAGACTGAACCATTTTATCTAAGGCAAATTGATATTCCGAGAGTAGAGAAATAGACCCAACGAAAGCGTTTGCGATAATTTCCAACTCAGTACAGCGTTTTGAATCTTTAATTTTGACCCCTTCTAAATCAATATCAGGAACGTAAATATTCAGATTAATAAACCCCGATTGAATTTGTTCATTATCTCCTGTGAGTATAGAAACGACAATATCCTCAGTCGTAGCGTTCAATGGTCTTGCATCATCTCTGTACAAATTACCTTCTACTGCTAATCTCAAAGAACTCGATTTTACCGAGTTATAAATTACCGTTACTATTTCACCGCCTGTTTTCGTCATCTTCTTTTAAATCCTAATTGGTTGAGTAATTCAGGAACCCTTCTCTCTGCTAGTAACTCGGCTGCAGCTAATACAACCAAATTCATTGCTTCCACATAAGAAGCATATTTCATTCCGGCAACTACCACTAATACAATCCCTCTGCTATGTTCAGCGATTAGAGAATTTAGAAAAGTAGTTCCTTCCGTTTTTCCTTTTGAACCTTTTTTGATAACCGGAAACGCTGATTGATGAACAACAACACCATCACTAAGAACCATGAACCCAATCGAACTTCTCAGGTTTCCTGTTTGGTCCTCATAGGTATTCATTCCTCTAGCTTCATTGACACACTCTTTGCCAATATAAATCATCGTGCTTATGACAACCTTTTTGTTGATTTCAATTTGTTTATTGATTTCAGCTTCTATGTCGGCCATGCTAAACGTTGCAGTAAAGTGCATCAGATAGTTATTTTTACACGTTGAATTTCGTCAAGAACATTAAGACTTTGGACTTCTTTTTCGCAAATTATTTTACCTCGATTACTTGTAAGCCGGACTATTTTTGCATCAAAATCTAAATCAAACAACGTTATAGAGAATGACATCTGTGTGAAACTACCATCAATGTATTTACCTCTATTGTTGAATGTGTTTTCGATATATTTGCACTCGATAGAATTACTCCAAGTAATGACAGGTTTAATCGGATAGCCTTCTGCATCCTTACCCCCGCCTGTTATAATTTGTGACTGAATAGTACCGTTCATCCCCAATCCTCCAAAAGTGTTACAGTTGGCCCGTTTACAAATTTCGAGCTATCCAAGCCGATTTCAGCACATTTCCGTTTAATGTTCATGGATACTGATTCCTTATCAAAAGATATGGAAACACCACCTTCGGACACATTATTTAAGGCAAGCATTTGGCTGAGGATTTCAATAACTATGGTAGTTACTAAAACCTCATTGTTTACTGCTTCGGTTGGTGAAAGACTATACTTTTCGCATAGTCTTTCAATCAACGTTTGCCTAACCGGATAGGGCTGTACATCTTCTCGGATAGCTTGTAAATTTGTCATCAGATTAAGCTTCTGCTTTAGTTGTTACGTCCAAAATAAATACGTCACCACGTCCTGTAAATACAGGGAAAGCGTACATTTCGTAAGCAATGAAACGACCTTTTTCATTTCTCCATTGAGAAACCAGGTTATCATTGAATGAAGCATAAACCTTGTTCGGATGTGGATCAACTAATTCCAAAGAATCAGATACTTTCAAAACAGCTACTTTTGGAGCACATTGAGAAACAACACGTCCATCTGCAAACATTGAGAATGAATTTCCATCTGCCAAATAACCAACTTCTTTAATCACTTCGATAGGTGCAAGTTCAATTGCAGCCAAGTATTGATTTACAGTTGCAACTCCTAAGGCCGGACTTGTCAAAGTTTGGATTTTACCCAAGTTCATACCGATTAACCCTTTCAACTGTGAACACTGACAAACCAAAGCAGCAGTAGCTTTACTCATTCTGTGTTTCAATACGGTTTTACCTGCAGCAGTTGCTACCTCTTCCGCATTCTGCAAAACATCAATCACGTTCATTGTTGCAAGAGTGGCTTTCGACCAAACTATATCAGTAGCACGAAGAGTATTTTTTGCCATTTGTAAATCCAAAGCAGCAGACCAAACCAAACCACCTTCGTTGTTAGTTTTGGTAAGTGAGATTGAACCTGTAGAAAGACCTTCCCAATACTGTGCTAAAATACGTCTGTGGGGAGCTATAGCAGCAAGTTCGTACGGATTGAATAGGTATTTAGTCAACGCACTATATTGAGCTAATTTCTGCACTGTGCTGAAATTCTTTTGAGAATTACGGAAACGGTCTTCCATAAGGAAATATCTTTCCAAACGGTCATTATCCATTTGCCACTCGTCACCCATACGAGTGATTTTACCTGTAATGTCCCCGATAGATGGCATGTCACGTTTTGGACGTTCACCATTTTTGTCGATAACAGTACCCAAAATTGCAGCAGCATAGTCTGCAGTAATAGCACTAAAGCTTTTTGAAGCTTCGTACTCAACATCCATTTCCGCAGTCCAACCCACTTGGTAGGTAGAAGTCTTCATATTTTCATTTACGAAAATGCTGAATGACACCGGATTTTGAATGGTTTCTAAAATGTTTTTCATAGCAGATTATTTTTTAAGAAATTGGACGAACTTCAAAGCTCCGATAATCGCATCAGTGATTGCACTAGGCAACGCTTCCGGCACAACTCCACGGGCTTCATAGATTACAGAACATGATGGTTGAGCATCAATATCCACATTGCAGAAATTCAACCCATCGGGATTGATTGCCACACCTGCAGCAGTGTACGACTGAACAACTCCACCCAAAGCAATAACTCCAAGAGCGTTTGCAACAATAGGGAAACTGTCGAACAATGGGTCAGTAGTTGTGATTACACCTACCACTGATTTGTTTGCTCCTGTTCCGACTACATCGGTTGCAATGAGCAATGAACCCTTTTTGATTTTTACCGCAGTTGAAAGCGCAGTAATCGCTTCATACAAAATAGCTGTTTTTACAACTGATGCTTTTCTCTCAGTCAAGTCAACTTTTAAAAATGTTCCTTTCGGTAACACTTCTAAGCCAAGGGGCAAAGATGATTTGTCAACAAGAAAACCACCGACGAAAACAACTGTCGATGCTACATCCCACATGTGAATGTAACTTTTCCCACTTTGGGGGGTTGCTTGATAATCCATAATTTATTTATTAAAAATTAAGTAGTTTTGTTTATCTCAGCTTGCATTTTTGCAAACTCGTCAAGTTCAGTTTTTTCACTGCCACCACCTGCAGGACGTGCCATTTTAGAAAGGCCTTCGTCTGCCAACTCTTGATTAATTCCAAGGATCGTGACTGATTTTTCAGCTAGATACGTTTGAAAATCCGCATCGTCTGTAAAGTTGATACGGTCAAAGTCTTTCAACATGGATTCTTTTTGCTTTGGCATTAGCCCTGACAAAGTTGCTTCAAAAGTTGCTTTTCTGTCTTTGGATGCATTGCCTGATTCAAGCGCTTTAAGTCTTGCTTCGAGGATAGCCATTGCACTGGTTTCATCTGTTTTTGGTGGTGTGCCCCCTGCTAGTATTCTTGCAGCTTCTTTATCAGCTTCAATTTTAGCGAGTGCTTCGGTAGCTTGTTTTGCTTTCTCTGCATTGATTATCCGATTGGATGAAGACTGCGATAATTGCAAGTAAGGGAGTACGGTTGTGACTGCTGTCGCAACTTCATCATCTGTGGATTCGGCTGTAAGATTTGCAGCAATGGATGTTGCAACTCCGTCAAGCTCTGTTTGATTAAACCCCAACGATGACGCTTTGAGTTTTAATTGTGCTAATACTTTGTTTTTCATTCTGTTATGAATTAATTGTTTTTGTTTGCAAGACCTGAATACAAATCCTATAAACTAACAATTACGATATTTCATAACGGTTTGTAGCCTAAGTCTTAAACTATAGGCAACAAAAATACAGAAAAGTGATTGCATTACAATCACTTTTCTGTAATAAAATAACATTTATTTTCTAATATACTGACAATCTGAATATTACATATTTAATCTTCATCACCAACAAAACCGTCAAGTGTTTGCTTCCAATCTTCGATTAAACCATTTTCGTCAACGTTGAAAATTATATAGTCACCATAGCCGTCATCTGTTGGGTCAAGCATTTTAGGAACGTAGTCTTCCTCGATTTGAAGTACTGTATTGCCTTCTTCATCCTTCAAGTAGTAACTGCCTGAATCACAAATTTTGTAGTGAATCTCAGCCTTTTTGCCCTGCTCCCAATTGGTTATAATACCACTATCGACATTTATAATCGGACACCATAATTCACCTTCTTTACATGGAATCAGTTTCCCATCTTCTGAATCGCTTTCTCCGTTTATTTCGGAATCTTCCCAATAACGGACTTGTGCTGCAACGTGTAACGTCACAATGTTTACTTCTTGCTTTACTGAAATTGTTGCTTTCATTTTACTTTCTCCTTTTCTTTTTATAATTATTGTTTGACATCTGTTTTCGGTCGTAGGGTCGTGGGGAATAGTCCTCTAAAATATTATGCAATGACAGGCTTAATCTCTCAAACTCTTCTTTCATAGAAGGAACACCACTGTTCATTGAGAACACTTTTTGAACATTACTATCATCCAAAAATGTCATTTCACAACCTCTCTCCATAGCTAATTGTCCGACTCTTTCAACCATTCCATCCAATCCACAATGACCAATAATTGCAATCCGGCCAAGCCCTGAAACTCTTTCGAAAATGGTTTCCTTTTTTAGCTCTGCTCTCCAATACTCCTTTGCTGCTTCGGATTTTGCGCCTGTTACAAAATCAATAATTACACATTCAGAAGCGTGTTTGCTTATACACCCAACAGTATTTTTTAAATACTCTTCTGCAGCCTCTTCAATTGTCTGAGGAACTTTTTCTTCATCAATCATATCTTCCCCCTTTCCAAATAGGATAACCTTCTTTGAACTGCTCAGGGTCGTGGAGTCGCATTGTGGTCCCGTACTTCGTTTGATTTTCTCCGTAACGGAAATAATTCTTTTCCCCAAATTGAAAATACTGTTTCGGGAGAGTACAACCGATTTTGTTTAGCCACGCTTCGTAGTCGTTTCTTGTTTTTTTCTGTGCCATGATTAAAAATCGTTATGTTTGTATAAGTACTCTAAATCTTCAATGTGCTTAATCGCAGTTTCCTCG